GGGTCTGAGGGGGGTAGGGGGTATGTATATCTCTATGGGTGTTTCCCGGGAAAAACCGTTACAAGCGTTTCGCGCGTCACATCCCTTGCGGCGCAAGGGTTTTCGGTGAAACACCCACCGTTTCATGACCCCCAAAACCGTTACAAAGTCTCAAGCGTCTCAAGTGGGACCAACGTTGCGCGTGCAACGCCGCTTCCTTTGAATCGGACGGTCCCGGCACTGGTCGAGGCACCAGATAGCCGCCTCAGGGCTTGCCGGTAGGCGTTGCCGGCCCACGGGGTGTCTTTCAGCAGGGCCTGCAGGTTGGTGCTGTTGTTGGCCACGGCGAGCGTGCCACCGGTCACCTTCAGGCCGTAGCGACCGAGGATCGTCTCGATCTCATCGGAGGGGTGGTCACGGCCCGGGATGGCGAAGATCACGCCGCGCTGGGCCATCTGGACGAGCTCCAGCACCGACATCCGCTTGCCGCCATCCACCTGGATCAGGGCCTGGAGGATGTGGTTGATGCACTTGACCTCGTCCGCATCGGTGGCGTCCACCTCGCGGCTCTCCCAGTCCATCATGTTGATCCACTCCATGGCCTGATAGAGCGTCAGCTCGCCACCACCGCCGGGCTCGAGCGTCCAGGCGCCAGCGAGCAGGGTTCCGTACTGATCGCCGAAGCGCTGCCCGAAGCGGCGTGAGAGGGCAGCTGCGAGGGTCTTGGCGTTCCTGCGGATGGTCGGGATCTGCTGAAGGGTGCGAGCCACCAGACGACGCCCGTTCTCCTCAGTGCAGGTGTTCAGGATCTGCTGCTCGAATTCATTCCAGTCGTCCTTGTCCATGTGGTCTTTGCGGAGGCTCAGGACGCAGAAGCGATCGAGATCAGCGCGTTGAATCAGTGCGACGTTGATAGAGCTACAGCAGAACATTGAGCGTATCTCAAATGAGTTTGAGCCGCCGGATGTTGTGCCTTTGTAAATCTTTCCGCCCTCGGAAGATGCGATGCGTGCTAAGGCGAGAATGTTCTGGACGGTCTGCTTGTCCTTCTGCTCATTCTGCTCGAGTTCGTCGAACACGACCGGGATAGCATCGGAGCGCAACTGACCCCGCAATCCGGCCTCGGTTGTGCCACCAGTCGCGCCCTCAAACATGCCACCAAGCAGTGGCTTCATGAAAGCTTTGAGGATGGTCGTCTTGCCCGTGCCAGCACCACCGGTGACCCAGATGTGTGGCCGCCAGTCGAGTGCGCCACAGACGGGCGCGAGAACGATCCAGCCGAGGAGCAAGTTGGCGGAAGCGGGTGTCTCCCAACGAAAACGTTCGGCGATGATGCGCACCTCGGCGCAGAGGTCATCAGAGAGGACGTCACTGCCGGGGCCGTCGATGGCTTTGGCGTTTTCGTAGAAGTAGAAGGTCTTGAACTTGAGCGGCAGCTTGGTGATGGGGTGTGAGTAGCCGTCGATCACGAGGCGGTTGCCGAGGTGAAGGATCACCCGGGAGGAATCAGCCCAGGCACCGCGACCACGAATGCGGGACGGGTCGTAGACGCCCTGCGAGATACAGGAACCCATGATGGCGTTGGCGGCTGAATCCCAGTCGATGCGGCCGTTGTCGTTGCCGAAGCCGTTTGCCCACCACTCGAGGGGGGCGAGCTGCAGACAGTGAGACTTATTGTGCTGAGCGGCGGTGAGGGCAACGACCTGGCAGGCCGCTGCTGGCAGGTAGTAGTAGATGCCGTGATCAAAGCCGAGGGGGCGGAAGGGGAGGTTGTCGGCAGGCTCAGGCTGCGGATCGATGGGAGCTGCCTGCTGGATTGAGGGGAGCTGCCGCAGCTCAGGCGGGCCGGGCCGCACGCGCACCGGCGCCCGGTAACCGTGCTCCTTGGCCCAGTACCAGAAGGTGCCAGCACCGACGTCGTTGCCACCGGATCGAGCGACCTGATCGATGCCATGCCACTGTGGTGAGTGGGCAGCCATCATCGAGATGGCAGTGGCCTCGGAGTTGCCGGCCTCCTCGACGGCGGCGATCAGACCCCAGAGGATGTTGCGGTACATCGGGTAGGTGCCACCACCAGGCACCCGGGGCGGGATGTGGTTGAGAGCCTTCTGGATCTCGTCGAGCCCCTGGGCCTCGTAGTCGTTGAAGGTGCGGGCCTGCTCGATACGCTGATCGACCACCGGCGCCGGCATGGTCGCGGCGAACTCGGTGAGTGAGTAGCGGGCATCAGAGAGGTGGATCAGCCTGGCCTGCTCACCGGTTTCAGGGTGCGGGGTGCCGGGCAGTCGCATGACCCTCGAGGGGTTCTTGAGCTGGCGGTCGGCGTTGGCGTGGTCGAGCAAGCGGGTCTGGACGGGTTTCCAGAGCTCGGGGCTGACCGAGCCGGAGAGGATCCAGTAGTTGTGGATCGACTTGCCACCGGTGTCGACCTGCATCGAGGGCTCCGGGAGGCCGAGCTCCTTCCATGCGGTGATCTGCCAGTCTTTGGGGCGATCGTCCCACTCGCAGAAGAGGGCGATGCACTCGGTGATGTCGGCGTCCTTGTCCCCGCCGTTGTTGATGACGACGTAGACGCCGCGGCCATCGGCCACCCAGGATTCGATCAGCGATTTACTGGGATCACCCTTGGCACCGTGGTCGTTTGCTTTGCGCGGATCGGTCTTGGCGTAGAAGCCGCGGAGGCGGATGGTGCCTTTGGGTTTGCCGAGGGCGGCCAGGAACTGGCGTACTGCATCAATGTCAACGGGCATGTCGGCGTGGAGGAGAGTTGAGTGCGCGGTCCATCTCTTCGTCGGTCGGCTCCGGGAACCACTCAACGAGCTTGCTGAAGAAGCGTTGCAGCTGCTCAGACGCCACGGAACGGTTCTGTCGCAATTTGCAATGCGTCGTTTGTGGAGCGAACAATGCCAGAGATGCCGCCGGCTGATCGGATGTGCTCGATGAAGCGGCGCTGCTCTGGGGTGGCGCGACCGGTTGCGGTCTTGACCTCGAGGGCGGTGAAGACGGCGACTTTACGGCCGACCATGTCTGGGGTGATCTCGATGGTGCGGTAGCCGATGAGGTCGGAGCCACCGGGGGAGGCGACACCGAACTGGACCCAGCGGCCGGTGCGGGGGTCGGGGAGCTTGCCGGAGTTGTTTCGCCAGAGGCGGAAGCCGTGAAGAGTGCCAACTGCGAGACGGATCCGTTGCTGGATCTCGGTCTCGATGTTGGCCATGGATCTGTGCAGGACGCTGGCTCCATCATGCTGCGGTTCGCTTGCGCTGCCGCGCCGCGAGGATGTGCCGCGCCCAGCCTTCGGGGTACTTCATGCCGCGGCGGCGGCCGATCTCAATCAGCTGCTCGAGCGATTGCGCCCCAGCTTGTTCGCGATTCCGCTGACGCCGTAGAGCTGCTGGATCCACCTCCACCAGCTCGCCGTCGACCTGTTCAGGGCCTTGCGGCACTGTCTCCCGGACATATACGTGGCCACAGCAGGGGCAAACAGGAGCCGGAGCATGGGCGGCAAAGCAGGACGGACATTCGCGAACAGCAGGGGGACTGCCGGCTCGCTTTGGTTTGGCATCCAGTGTCCACTCGCGTGGATCTTGCGGAAGGCCATGCGTAAAGACGCAACTGGCGTGATCTAAGACGATCAGATCGCGTTTGCCATTCGCTATTCGCAAACCACGACCGACTGACTGCAGGTACATGGTCAGGGACTTGGTGGGGCGCAGCAGGATGACGCAGCCGATCTCGGGGCAGTCGACACCGGCAACCCAGAGGGCGCAGTTGCAGACGACGTCGATGGCGCCGGAGCGTAGGCCGGTGAGGGCGTCCTGGCGCTCCTGGCGTGTGGAGTTACCGGAGATGGCGACAGCGCGGTAGCCGGCAGCGGTGAAGGCCGCGGCGGTGTGCTCGGCGTGGGCGATGTTGACGCAGAAGGCGACAGCGGGCCGGCCGTGCGCGATGCGGCGGTAGTGGGCGACGGCATCACCGATGATCGATGGCCGGTCGACGGCCTCTGCGAGCTGAGCGACGGCGTAGTCGCCGGCCTGGGAGCGGATGCCGGTGAGGTCGGGCTTGGTGGGGGCGTAGTAGCGGATGGGTGCGAGCAGGCCCTCGGCGATGAGGTCACCGGTGGAGCAGGTGGGGATGATGAGATCAGAGACCTCGCCGAGGCCGCGACCGTCCAGCCTGCTCGGGGTGGCCGTAAGCAAAAGCAGCCTTGGGTTCCCGGCCTCGGCGACCACCTTCTTGTAGGTGTCAGCTACACAGAGGTGAGCTTCATCGATGATGATCAGGCTTGGCTTGGTGACAACCGGCCGGCGAACAGCGGTCTGCACCGAGACCACCTGGACCGGCTTGAAGGGGTTGCGGGGCATGCCGGCCATGATGAAGCCGTGCTCGATGCCGGCTTGTTCAAGGCGTCGGGCGGTGTCGTCGAGGATCTCGCGGAGGTGAGCGAGGAACCAGACGGTTCCGCCCTTCTCAATAGCGGATCGAATGATCTCTGCGGCGATAGTTGTTTTGCCTGCACCGGTGGGAGCGACCAGGCATGGCGCTTTGTAGCCGGCAGCATAAGCAGCGCGAAGATCCGCGATGGCCTTGGCCTGGCGAGGACGAAGCTGGATCATCGCTCCGACCTCCGCTGTTGCTGATTAAAAACGCGCTCGATTGACCAGCCGCGATCTAAGCGGTGCTTGAGAGCGGCGTAGGAGTAGCCAGTCTCTCTAGCCCAGTCGGCAATCGTCTTTGTCTCACCGTTGTAGGTAATCCAGCGATTGCGGGTCGTGTTGTTCATCTGGACGATTGCGTCGACGAACCGACAGTTCTCAGGGCAGTAGTCGCCATTTACGTCCATGCGATCAATTTGCAGATCGGGGGCGGCGCCGTTCTCGATGCACCACTGATAAAAACGCTTTCGACCGGCTGGCCCTATCCAATCGTCGCAGACGCGGATTCCCCTGCCTCCGTAGTGCGAATAGCGCTCGCTACCAGGGTCGTAGCAGCGCCGGAGCATGTTGCCGTAAGCGTGCTTCAGCTTTTGACGCAGCTCTGTCGGAATCCAGTTGTTGCGACTCCTGTGCTGCTCGCAGTTGGCTCGCGCTTGATCCTTTGATCCGCACCCGCAGCTCTTGGTCGAGCCGTAGCGCAAGACCGCCCCGCGGACGATGGTCTGCTTGCCGCAAGAGCACTGGCAGAGCCAGTGAACGCCGTTGTTGCTGTGGGCGCGTTCGGCGACGCGCAGCCTCCCGAACACTTGGCCCGTGAGGTCGATTGCTTGGCCCATAAAACCGTGATCGCGGTTTGATGGTAGCAAGGGCGTCAAGCTGTTGGCCGTTACTTGCATGGGTCTTGACCTGAAGCGGTCAGTAACGGATAAAAGAAAAAGCCCAGCAATCCTAAGGGCTTAGCCGTGAAAAGTCGTGAAGTGCGAAGAATTACAACAGGAGACCGCGAAGGTGCGTGAAGAGACGGTAAGGTTGCGCGAGACACGCGTTGGCATGACCCTTACCAATGCCGAGTACCACGCTCGGCCAGAGGTCTCGAAGTCAGGGCTGGACATGGTCCGCCGCAGCCCACTGCACTTCTGGAACCGCTACCTCAACCCTGATCGCATCATCGAGCCACCGACAGCTGCGATGACGATCGGCTCAGCGCTGCACACGCGGGTGCTGGAGCCGCACCTGTTCGACGACGAGTATGCAGTGGCACCGCACTGCGATCGGCGCACGAAGGAGGGCAAGATGATCTGGGCGGATTTTGAACAGGAAGCGGCTGGCAAGACACTGCTGAAGGCCGAGGATGCGCTGCAGATCACTGCGATGGCGGATTCACTGCGCCGTCACCCGGCGGCCAGGGTGCTGCTGAACAAAGCCGGCAAGGCAGAGCAGTCTTACTTCTGGACTGATGATGAGACCGGCGAGAAGTGCAAGTGCCGGCCGGACTTCCACACGGACGATCGACGGATCATCGTCGACGTGAAGACCACTGAGGACGCCAGCCCTGGCAAATTCCTGCGCAGCTCGGTGCTGCAGTGGCGGTATCACGTCCAGGCAGCGTTCTACATGCAGGGCGTGCCCGAGGCTGAGCTGTTCTTGTTTGCGGTTGTGGAGAAGAAGCCGCCGTTCGCAGCTGCGGTGTACACGCTGCCGACCAAGCTGGTGGAGCGCGGCCTGGAGGACGCCCGGGCCGACCTTCGGTGCATCGCTGAATGCCGGGCTGCCGATCGGTGGCCGGGCTACGGCGACGAGGTACAGGAACTCTCGCTGCCGAAGTGGCTCGAGGACGATCGAGCTGTTGACCTTATCTCTGAAATCGAAGGTTTCTGATGTCTAATTCGCTCACGACCACCACCAATGAGGGTGTCTTCACCGGCATCCAGCAGTTTGAGAACGCCCAGCGGATCGCCAAGGCACTGGCCAGCAGCCAGCTGGTGCCGAAGGAGTTCCAGGGACAGCAGGGACTGGCGAACGTGCTGGTGGCAATGGAGATCTCGGGCCGGATGGGCCTGAGCCCGCTCCAGGTTATGCAGAATCTGCATGTGATCCATGGCCGCCCGTCATGGAGCAGCCAGTTCATTATTGCAACGATCAACGGCTGCGGCCGGTTCACGCCGCTGGATTACAACATCACCGGCGAAGGCGATGGCATGGCGTGTCAAGCTGTCGCAACCGAAATCGCAACAGGCAAGGAACTGAAGGGTCCGACCGTTTCTATCGCGATGGCGAAGAAGGAAGGTTGGTACAGCAAGACCGGCTCTAAATGGCAGAGTTTCCCAGAACTGATGCTGCGTTACCGTGCGGCAGCATTCTGGGGCCGGGTGTACGTGCCTGAGTATCTGGTTGGCATGAAGACGCAAGAAGAAGTGATCGAAATTGAAGCGGTGGACGTTTCAGAAGCAAAGAAAGGCAAGCCTGCGATCGTTGAAGAGATCAACGCGCAGATAGAAGAGACAACGGGGGAAATGGATGACACAGTCTGGTAACTACTTGACGCCACGCGAACTCGCTGAGCGTTGGCGTAATGTTGTGAGCCTGTCGACCTTGGACAACTGGCGATCACAGCAACGTGGTCCGCGATGGTTCAAGGCCGGGGGTCGGGTGCTCTACCCGATTCACGAAGTCGTCCAATTCGAGCAGCGCAACATGCGCGGCTTTCCCAACACCATCACCGGAGAACGATGAATCGCATCACTGCCGAGCAGGCCCTTGCTCAGACCGGCCGCCAGTCGAAGACAGCTCCGCTGCGCAACGAGATCCTGGATCTTGAGCCCGGTGAGGCCGTCGAGGTGACTTTCGACGAGTTCAAACCGACCACGATCGCCCAGGTAGCCGGTAACCTGAGCCGCCGCGACACCACCCGCCGTTACTCGGTGCGGAAGCGTCGCGATGGCGCCGGCTGCTTCGTCATCTGCCAACCCCGTAACGATTGATCATGTTCAACGGAACCCTTACCGGCAACCTGGGCCGAGATCCCGACTTCCAGACCACGCAGTCTGGCCAGATGGTGGCGAAGTTCTCGCTTGCCGTTCGCCAGCCCAAGAAGGACGCACCTGCGTTCTGGGTCAAAGTGGAGGTCTGGGGCAAACAGGCCGAGTACGTCGCCAACTACTTGAAGAAGGGCGCCAGCGTTTGCGTCACCGGACAGGTGGCGGAGGAGACCTGGAACGACAAGAACACCGGCGAGCTCAAAAAGGCCGTCGTGATCAAGAACGCCTCCGTGGAGAGCTGGCAGGCTCGAGCCGAGCAGGCACCTGCTCCTACGCCCGCTCCTCGTCCAGCACCAGTTGTGACGGTCGCTGCTCAGAGCGTCGCTGATAATTTCGCCGGTGACGTCATCAACGACGACATTCCCTTCTGATCTACGACAACATCGGCCCGAGTCTTTCGGGCCATTTTTATTTCGATCTGTTGCAACGAATGAAGCTCACTTTTCGCAGTCACGAGTTCGGTCGCGATGTCGCTTTGGAAGAGGTCTACGAGATGGATCTCGAGAACGTCAGACGGTTTCACGTTGAACTGACGATTGCGGTTCAGGGCATGGACGACGCGATCATGCAAGCGCTGAGGCTTGAGAACGACGCCGGCATGCCGTTCGATCGGGACTGGATGCACAAGACCCGGAAGAAGCGTCGGATCACGATTGCGTTTGCCAGCGAAGCCAAGCGCCGGCTGATGAAGCTGGAAGGGTTTGAGCCGATCAAGCGGCAGTCGATCTACGACGCTCAGCGCACCAAGTTCCAGATCATGCGGCACGACAAGCTGCGAGAGCTGCTGAAGGATGAGCTTGGCCCTGGTGTGCTCGAGGAGATCGAGAGCGAGGCGCACGAGGCCGCTGAAGAGCTGTTCAGGACGTGGCTGACCGAGAACAAGTACGAGCAGGTGTACGTGACATGAAGAAATGCGACAGGGTCACTGCCGGTGGCGCGGTGCCTTGCTTTGATGTGCGGGGTTCTGCCTAGGAGGGCGAATGACATTCCTTGAGGTCGTCGGTGCCGTGGCATTGGTCATGGCTGCCGCCGGCGCTGTCCGAAGGGTGATTCACAAGCCGGAACCGTTGATCTCGATGTCGACAGCCGAGATACACATGGGCGTGGCAATTCGCGACGCTTTCCAGGCTGGGATGCTGTGCGCAGCGGACATCGTTACCCATAGCGGCAACGAAGCCCTTGCGGGCGACATTCGCAAAACCGTTGAGTACGTGCGACTCAACGGTGCAAACGACAACCGATTCACACACTCATGAAAGGCGGACCCGTTAGTTTTCAATGGCAGGAGCACCCTCAGGGCTTGTTCGGTCCGGGTGTCAGCAGGCCGGCTGAGCCGAAGCGAGCCAAGCCGTTCACGCTGATCGTGAAGCAGCAGACAGCGCGGCCGATCAAGGTCACGCTGATGGCCGAGAACAAGACGCTGGCGAAGCGCTATGCCGCAAATCGGTGGCCTGGTGCTGAGGTGGAGGCGGCATGATCGAACCACCGATTGAACTGATCGAGCATTGGATCGAAGACGCGCTTGACATGATCCAAGAGGGCGTGATCGACGCCGAGGCCATGCCGTTCCACATCGCGTTCTCCGCTGCAGAGTGGGGGTACAACCAAGCCAAGCAATGAACTCACCCAAGAAGCTCTGCCACAAGTGCGGTCGCATGCTGGGCGGCTTTTACATCGATGACCGCTTCGTCGGTCCTGTTACCCACATTGCCACCTTCAAGCTGCGCACCTGTGACGTGTGCGGCACCAAGGGTCCCGTCGCTGATCTGAACGACTTCGGCGGGCTGAAGAAGGACTGGCAGTACTACCTGAGGAAGCGATGACTCCTTCTTATCCCGAGAGCAGGCTGCTTGAGATCTACCGCGAGCAGATGAGCCCAGTTCACCCACCGGATGTGGTGACACTGATCCGCTGGGCTGACCGGATCGAGACCGCAGCGCAGTTCAACGTGGCACGGCGCGGCTGGAGCTACGAGCGGGCCGGCACGTTGGTGGATGAAGTGAACGAGCTGATGCGGCTGTGGCGCTCAGAGCTGCCCATCTGGGTGGTCGAGATGCCCTGCGACGATGGCATGATCCACAGCCGCCACATCGAGGCGCCGACCTACGAGCAGGCGATTCAGCTCTGGGATCGACGGGGGTAGTCCATCAGCAGGAGCTCTAGCCGGGCGATCTCGTTGACCGCCTGCTGGAGCTGAAACTGCTGCTGGCAGCACAGCCGGTAGAGCATCGCTGTGCGTGGATCCTCTTTGCGGGCAGTGATTTCCACTTGCCACTTGTCTTCAGCCGTCATTTCAGCCTGCAACCATCGACCGAATTCCATGGATCAACGGGAAGAGGACTTGTCCACCGTAGGCAGCGGTGTCTGTGGCCATCAAAACAACAGGATTGTTTCCACTGGTCTGAATTATGACGGCACCAGGTACAAGGTTCGCTTGTGCAAGGACTGCGGCCACCGCTGGATGGAGGGCCGCGTCTATGCGCAGCGCCGCAAGCTGTCGGACGAGGACGTGCTGGAGATTCTCGCGACGCCACGCACGGTATCGGACAGGATCATGGCCGAGCGCTTTGGTGTGAGCCGGGAGGCGGTGCGCCAGGTGCGGGCAGGGTTGATCCACGCGACGGTGGCCGCTGAAATCGATCGATCGCAGGCTGGGCGGCTGTGCAGCAGCTGCTCGTTTTTCGACCTCGAGGATGGCTGCCTGATGCAGTTTCCAGATTTTGAGGAGCTCGGGCCGGCGTTCGCCAGGGAATGCAACGCCTATGTAACGAGTTGCGACAAGCCGGCTGCGTCACCCAGCGCCGGCAGCCAAGATTGACCCGTCACCCAGACACCCATGAAGCGCATTCTCATCTTCATCATCCCTGTCCTGACCATCGCCGCGATCGTGCATGAGCACGCCGTGCGCTGCCAGACCGCTGCTACTCCGGCAGGTCAGCTGCCGATCTGCGAATGACCTTGCGCAACTACCACTTCACCATTCCACAGTCGAACATCTTCGACTTTGTTACCGCTGAGAGCTTTACTGATGCCAAAGCAAAAGCTTTTGACGAATACGGCCCCTGGTGGAGCCTCATCGAATGGCTCGACCCGGGCGATGACGTTGAACGACGCGCTGGCCCCCTGGATGGTGGTGCGCGATGACGTCGACTGGGACAGCTGCCCAGACAAGATCTGGGACCAGCTGCTGAGCCAGGCGCCAAAGGTCGCAGCCATCAGCCGGTTCTGGTTCCTGAAAGGGATCCACCGCGCCATCGCCGAGATGGAGCGCAAGATCGACGGCAAGCCGCTCTGGTCGACCCGTCAAGAACTCATCGATCACCTCAACTCGATCAATGCACCCAACTGAAGACGACTTCCGGCTGATACCGGAGACCACGGTCTACATGAGCACCAGAACCATTAACTCACTGTTGCGCGGTGGGTATCTGACGGCCGAGCAGATCATGTTGGCCAGCAGCGACGACCTGATGAAGCTGAAGAACTTCGGTCTGCAGGCGCTGGCTGAGGTGGCTGCCTGGCGCGATGCGCTGATGGAGCCTGATCCGCGGCTGTACAAGGAGACTTTTGATGTGGTCGCCGAGGCGCTGGATGGATGCGGCTCGATCATGGCCGACCACGAGGCGGTGGTGGCGATGAAGACGATCTGGGGGCTGATCGCCCGCGGGCCGTTCACCGCCAGCCGGATCCGTCAGATGCTGATGCCACCGGAGGTGCAGTCGTGAAGCGCCTCATGAGCGACAAGGACTACTACCTGTCGATGGCCAACCGGCCGCTGCCGAAGGGGAAGTTCAGCAAGTACCGCGGGGTGCAGAAGAATACAAATCCCAAGAAGCCGTATCGCGCTGCATTCCGGTACAAGGGCAAGCAGTACATGCTCGGAGCGTTTGAAACCGAGATCAAGGCTGCGCTTGCGTACAACAAGGCAGCGCTGGCGGTGATCGGTGAGTACGCGCTGCTGAATGAGGTGCCGAGTGATGAGTGACGTGATTGCGACGATCATGGCCGTGGCTATTCACCGCGAAAACGACAACCCCTGCTATGCGGAGGGTGTGATCGAGCTCCGGATGGCCGACGAAACCGGCGGAGCGTTCTTTGAGCTGCGACAGGAGGATGTCGGACCGATCCGCGCTGACCTCGAGGATCTGGAGCTGCTGGCCAAGCAGGCACGGCGGCTGATGCGCCAGAAGGGGGTGTGGTGATGACTGACCAACACCCGATCACCCCACCGCCGGAGCTGGTGCAGCAGTGGGAAGCAGACGCCACGATCAGCCGAGAAGCTGCGTCTTCGTGGACTGCGGCTTTTGCCACCCGTGCCGCCCAGTGGGGCGCAGACACTGAGCTGGAGGCGTGCTGTGAGTGGCTAAAGAAAAATACTAATTACCACATGACTATTGAATACCTCCGCGCTGCCCGCCGCCCCAAGCCGCCGAGCTTGAAGGAGCAGGCGCTGGCTGCACTGGGACGGTACATGACCGGGGAAACAATTCTCACCAAGGACTCCCTTGACACCATCCGCCGCGCCCTAGAGGCGCTGCCCGAATGAAGTATCTAACAGGCCACAGTCAAGAAATCCGAGGTCTACTTGTAGCTCTCGGCATTGAGTGCAAGGGCGTCACTGGGCTTCGCTTAATTGTTGAACCCGATCGCATTGTTCGGCTTGAACTGGAGCGATTGGTTACTGACGATGAAGTAGCAGAGCTGACGACATGGATCTTGAAGCAAAACATTGAAGCCGAGCAACTCGATGGCTGACTTCCGAACACTTTGCGCTGAGCTTGTTGACTGCTTGGAAAAAGCCAACTGGCCCTTGCGGTATAAGACTGTCTTTGGGATCTGCCTTGACAACGCCCGCGCCGCCTTGGCCCAGCCCGAGCCGCAGGGGCCGACGGATGAGGAGCTATGGGAGCTGTATGACGAAATGGGCGGAGTTCCAGAAGACTCTGCGTGGTGCCTTAACTACGCCCGCGCCGTCCTTGCCCGCTGGGGCCGCCCCGCCATCGAGCCGGTGCCTGTCGCTGAGCGCCTGCCAGGGCCGGAGGACTGCGATGCGGAGGGCTGCTGCTGGGTTGCCAGCGAGGACTGTCCTGCCTGGCACCGTGTCAGCCGTCACTATGACGCCTGGCATTACTGGCTCCCCCACCACGCGTTGCCGGTGCCGCAGCAGGAGGCTGCGTGATGATTTCCATGGTGATTGCTTTCATCGCTGTCTTCCTCATCGGCTTATTCGTAGGTAGCCTGCGATGACGCGATGGTTTTCTATCCGCAAAGCTGAGTTTGACAAAACATTCTTTGTTGGCATTGGCTTTGGCGGGGACATTCTGAAGATTGAACTCGCTGTAATTGTCGTGATCGGACCTCGTGTAATCTGCCTCGGACCCCACAAATGACTGACCTCTCACCTGCCGCAATCGCAGTTGATGATGCCCTAGCTGCTTGTATCCAGCTTCAAGGCGAAATAATCCGTGCTCGCCCTCTCGCTGCCGCCGCCCTGCGTGCTGCTGCGGATCAGGTGGTGCCAGCTGTGGATGATCGAGAATGGTGGCCTGGTAACTGCCGCGAAAGGAACATCAAGGCCGAGCAGCAAGACATCCGCCGCGAACTCCTCGCCATTGCCGCCGAGCTGGAGGGTGCGCAGTGACCACCGACTTTCGCGCACTGTGCGTTGAGCTGACCGACTGCCTTGAGAAGGCCGACTGGCCGCACCGCTACAAAGTCGTGTTCCAGCAGTGGACGGACATCGCTCGCGCCGCCCTTGCCGAATCAGATGGACCGGCTGTGTCCGATGACAGGGAGCCGGCCTCTGTCATGGATCAGCTTAAGTACCAGCTCTTCCTCAAAGTGAAAGCTGATCTGATCCGCGAGGTGATCAACCAAGCCTTGAAAGACACCGCTTCAGTCCACTGGCGTGTGACCGACACCGGCGAGCAGATCGTTCGGGTTGGCGATCTGCTGAGATGGGCTGAGCAGGCTGCAAGCAAAATCGAGCAACAAGCATGACTATCGAAGAAGCCAAAGCCGCTAAGGCAGCACTGCGCGAGCGGATTCGTCTGGCGCTGCGCGAATTCACCAGGGACACGGGCCTCACGGTGGAACGCTTGGAGCTCAGTCCTCCTCATTACTGGGTAGACATAGAGGTGCAGTTGTGAACGATCTCTCCTCGGACCAAATCGCCGCCATCGAAGCCGCCGCCCAACAGCACCTTCAGGACTGCCGCAACCGGCCAACGCTCCCAACCGACACCCAGCTCTTCGAGGAAGCCATCGCCTGCGGCCTCGTCACCCACATCCGGCTGGCCGCCGCCTGCCACCCGGACAAGATCAAGCTCGAGGAGGTGTGCTCACCTGCCAATGCGGCGCTGATTGTGTTTGCACGTAATGTCCTCGCCCGCTGGAGCCAATGACCCTCACCACCGCCCTCTGGCTTGCAGCCGGCTACTGGCTGGTCTGCATCCTTTTCCTGTGCCTCTGCAAGAAACTCCTGCCATGACCCCCGGCTTTTACCGCATCCGCCTGACCCGTCCCGACGGCACCAGCTGGATCTGGCTGGCCTGGGCTGTGACGGCCACCAACGCCCACTGGATGGCGACCGAACTGCATCCCGATTGCCAGATCGCAGTGCTTGGCCTAGAGGGCGAATGGTGATTCACTCGGAGCAGGGGATCTACAAGGGTCAAAACCACCCCTGCTACGGCGTGCATCCCGTCGACCGCGGGCTGGGGCTAGCGTTCCAACCGTGGTGCTTTGACGGCGCCTACGTCACCTGGGGCCCCTCCTTTGAGACACACTCGGAGGCGCTCGCTCATGCTCGCATTCTCGCTGGACACGATGTTTGACTGCCACCCCGCCCAAGAGCAAAAGAAGGCTGACTTCCTCGACCATCTGTACGAGCAGTCTTGCCGTGATGACCTGCCCGTGGGCGATCCGCGCCGCAAGACCTACACCGGCCTGTGGCAGGAATTTGAGCGTCGCAGCGCTGAAGAAGCCCGCGATGCCTGGTGGGACACTCAACAGATTGATCCTGAAGCCTTTGACCGATGAACAACGACTACGACCGTGAGGACAACATCCAGCTGATCGGGCTCTACAGCCCAGCGCCGCAGTCAGGCAAGACCTTTGCGGCAACGGTGCTGGCTCATCAGGGCTATCACCCGGTGTCCTTTGCCGAGCCGCTCAAGCGGATGGCGATGGCATTCCTGCGGGACTTTGGTTACCGCGAAGACCAGGCCGCTCGGCTGGTGTGGGTCGACAAGCACAAGCTGGTGCCCGAGGTTGGCGTCACGGTCCGCGAGATCCTGCAGCGCCTTGGCACCGAGTGGGGGCGCCAGCAGATCGCCGACGATGTCTGGATCCGATGCTGGCAGGCGCGGGTCAAGGGGCACGATCAGGTGGTCACCGACGACGTGCGCTTCCTGAACGAGGCCGAAGCGGTCAAGGCTGCCGGCGGTCAGGTGTGGATGATCCGCCGGCCAAGTGCTGCGCACAACGGTGAGCACGTTTCTGAAGGTGCTCTGGATAATTGGGACGGATTTGACGTTGTCCTCGATAATGACGGCAGCCTTGAAGAATTCCGTCGCAAGATCGACGTAGCGCTATGGGGATGATGCGGTTTCATGCCGGGCGCATGATCCTGAACCAACAGGACAGCATCTGGCATCTCCGCATCAGGCTTGGGTCAACACCAGACAAGCAGCTCCGAACCAGCCTTGAGACCGCCGATGTAGAGGAAGCGATCTTCAAGGCGGAGCGGGTCTATGCCGACATGAAACGGCAGCTCTGCAACAAGGCCGATCAGAAGCCGCTGTGCTGGCAGTGCATTCACTGGGAGGCGGTTCGCGCACAGTGTGGTTTCGGCTGGCCAGAGGCGAGCCAGACTGGTGGAAGGTTCGCCGCCCAGTGCTCGGTCTTCAAAGCATGCCCAACCCGACAGTGATCGGCCGCCTCGAGCGGGACGGCGGCTACATCGAGACGCTGGAGCCGGAAGGCGGCGGCGAGCTCTATTACATGTCATGCGCTAACGGCTACTGCCGCTACTCAAGCGATCTGTGGCAGGCGGAGCTGTATCTTGATCATCTGCTGGCGCGATGAGCATTCCTCCGGTCGTTGTCTTCGGCCTGACCTGGCTGCTGGGAATGCTCGTGGTGACGATCTGTCTGACGCTGTAAAGGGTTGGCCGGTGGCGCCGACTCACGCATCCGCACGCCTCACCGCTGCCGGCCGCAACGGACATCCCTCCGCATGAAGCAAAGGAGTCATCACTCTATGGACTGGTTGATCCATTCGTGGATGACCTGGGCCCTGATCTCGGAATAGAACGGTTGAGACTCAAACCACGGCAGCCAGTCGTGGTGCTGCTTGTGGGCATTGCACGCCAGGCATGCCGGCACCAGATTGCGTCGGTCGGTGGTGCCGCCCTTCGCCTTGGGTACGACGTGATCAAGGGTCGCCGAACGGCCTAGGTACTCATTGCAGTACGCGCACTTGTAGTCCCACCTGAGCAGGATCTGGTCACGGAACCGGAGCTTCGCCTCCTTCCTCGGGATCAACTCCGTCTCCGAAATCTGGTGATCCACCTGGCTCCTGGGGTAGGGGAAAGGCATCCAGCTCGATGTCGATGATGTGCTCGTCGTCGGGGACGAACTCAGCGATGCGCGAGTAGGTGTTGGCGAGGAAGGTTTCGATGTCCTCCTCGTCGGCGTGCACCACCACCTTGGCCATCACTTCGAGGAGGTAGGTCGCCATGGGCGCCCCGGACAAGGTCCTTGGAAACGGTAGCCAGCAGTACCGCTGCCCAAGGTTTTCTTTGGGATCACTGCGGGATTGGGGTGCGCGAATAGTGCGCGAACGGCCGCTGGCACAGCACTGGCGGCTTAACATAATATTTTTTATGTTGCTGAGCTTGCTGGAAGAATTGATAAACTTGTCTGGAATTAAGCTCCAAATTTTTGGTTAAGACTTCTCCATTCTTGCTTCAGACGAAGAGTTGAAGCGGCTCATAGCCGCACTGGACACGTTCCCCACCACGCCACTGCAGTGGCGCTTCGCTCAGCTGGTGAAGCTGTTGCCGTTGGCTGGGTGCCGCCTGAATGAGATCTGCTCTGGCAGATGGGAATGGCTCAACGAGAAGGCAGTTGTTCTGGTGATTCCGAGAGAGTGTCACAAGACCGGCAAGAAGACCGGCAAGGATCGGGTCGTGCATCTTCCTCCTGCAGCGATTTGCATCCTGAGAGAGTTGAGACTCAAAACGAACTCAGAATGAATTATCGCAGGTCGGGCAGATGAGCGCTTGATCAGCGCCGATCAGCTCGGGTTGTAGTCCTCGTCATACCAGGGCGAGGGCTTGTAGGCCGGCTCGAGCTCATCGGTGAGCAGCGGCTGCACCTGCCGATCGATGATCATCTGGTGCAGCGTCACGTAGGCCATCATCTCCTTCAGGTGGGTCGCCAGGGCGTTGTACTCGCTCTCGCCGACCACGCCAACTTCGTTCTCCTGGTCGGCGTAGGCGAGAAACATCATGGCCGCCTCCCGCGGGCGGCCGTCCTCGAACAGCTTGTAGGCCATCTCGAGGCCCTCCCGAGGGCTGACCTCGCCAGAGCGGGAAGCGAACCTCATGGCGCCAGCCGTGCCTTGTGCAGGCGGGTTTTCTCGTACCAGGCGGCAATGTCCGGCGCCCAGATCGCGAACGGCTTCATCATCAGATCGCACAACGCCTGAATCTCAGGCTGAGCGTCGGCCTTGGCCCGCAGATCGAGGAAGTGCATCAGCGCCCGCATGCTGAACGACACCACGAAATTCTGGCGGAAGTCGAACGGCAGGATGCCGCGAGCGTGCTCTTCGGCGTAGCCGGCCTTGAGCATCTCTCTGTACTTCCAGGCAGCAGCGTTGCACCAGTCCAGGTCAATCCCTCGCTGGTAGTCGCTGTAGGTGTACCGCTTGCCCTGTCGGTCGCGGTATTCGCCAACCGGGCGCAGGTAGAACACGTCCTCGATGTCCAGCTCGCCGGCGGCGGCCCGCACAATCCGCTCGCCGGTGTAGCGCATCGACTGGACGTCAAAGCTGATACCCACGCGATGCGTGCGTGCCTGCTGCATCACCGAATGCGGGAAGCCGGCAGTCGCCAGCGTGATGCTCGGGTGCTCGAGCGGGCCATAGTGGCCGCGCTCACCGGCCAGCAGGTGCTTGACCACCAGCTCGCCGGCTTTGCGCTCCTCGGGAGCCTCGCAGTCGAGCACCGATCCCTCGAAGTAGTCGGTGTGCATGGCCCGCCAGATGGTGGTCTGCGCTTCAGGCGTCCAGGTGAGGGCACCGACGCGGAAGCGAGGATCGATCAGGCTTCCCATGACGGCATGACGTGGGTGTGCTTGTTGTAATGACCGACCTGGGCGTAGGAGATGTCCGGGATGCCAGCCATCAGGAAGAACACCATCTGCCCAATCTTGAGCCCTGGGTAGAGCGGCCGTGAGCGCAACTGGCGAGCGTTGGTGAGCTCAAGGGTCAGCTTTGAGCCGTTCCACTGCGGATCAGCAAAGCCGGCGTGGCTGTGCTCAAGGCCCTCGCGTGCCCGGCTGGACTTCAGGAAGAACAGCCCCGCCACGTCGTCGGGCATGTTGAAGGTCTCCCATGTCTCGCCCAGCACCCACTGACCCGGCCGCAACCAGTAGGGGTCGTCCTTGGTGCAGTCGCTGATATCGACGCGCACTAGGTCGTCGCCAACAGCGCTTTCGATCATGATCTCGTTGCCGAGAAGCAGGTCGTAACTCGCTGGGTTGAGCTGATCAAGGTCGAAGGGAACGATCATCCGTTCTTCTTCGCAAAAGCGGCGAATCTCGCGGTCGTGAAGGATCACGGCACTTCTGTGATTTCGGCCTCAGGGTACTCTTCGGCCGCGACGGTGGAGATTACGTTTTGCGACTGCCGCTGCTCCAGCCACAGCCGTGCAAACCCCTCGTGAAACGTCCGCCGGGTCTCGCCTGCCCAGGCCGCCATCCAGACAGTGCCGCGGCCGGGCACGAACAGCTTCCACAGGCCTGGTGCCACCTTGCGGTTGATGGGGTCTATCCATCGGTGCCCGTCTGCATCATCCTCGAGAGCCGCTGCGCCCTCATCCCCACCTGCTTGGCCCAGAGGCTGTCCAGCATCATCTCGCCGGCTTTCTGGTAGTTGCCAGCCTCGATCGTCGCCAGGGTGTTGCGGAACTTCAGCAGGCCATCGATTCCGAGATTGAAGGCCATGTCGAGCAACACACGCTGCCGCACATCGCTCAGCCCAGTCACCCACGGAAGTCTCGCGTTCAGCTCTGTCCATACCCTGTCGATGTCGTTGCTCAGCAGATAGGCCGACTCCTGGGCCGTGATCCCGCGATCATCCAGATTGCGCCCGACACCGATGGTCAGCTTGCCGGCGGTGCAGCGGTAGGGCTTCAGCCGCTCGCCTTCATGACGGCGGAGCTGCTGGATCAGCTTCTGACGATCGAACATGGCGTGATCTCCGCGGCGGGATGGCTGGTGCGCTGGGCGAATCGATGAAGTAGGCGAGCAGGGTGGACAGCAGGCCGCTGCTGACGGTGAAGCCCTTGTCCCATTCGGCTGAGCACTGACCGGAGCGCATGCGCTCGCAGACGGCGATCTGGGCGCCGGCGAGGCCCAACTGGTAGGCAAAGCCGACACCGATGCCGGTGACGATCGCCTGCTGCACTGCCCGGTTCATGGCCGCTCCGCAATGATGCACCACCCGGTGTTGGCGCCATCGGGCATCCAGCGCGGGCCGAAATTCTTCCGGCTGTAGCTCAGGCCGGCACCCTTGCTGCTCAGGTAGGTGCCGCTGACTAGGTCAAGATCTCCGTAGGGATCGTTCACCAAGACCGCATCGCGGTTGAAGCCGATCACGGTGATCCAGTGCCCCCCACCTACGGGATGGCCGACCGGCCCTTTGTGAAGGATGCCGCATGGCACCGGAATGCCGGCCTTGATCTGTTTCTCGATCAGTCCAAAGTTGCCGTTCGTGACGAAGCGAGCCGTGATGCCGAAGCTGGCCAGCGCCTTGATCTGTGCCTGACTGTCGGTGGTGTCGCCGTAGCGGAAGACGCGGCCGAGGTAGGTGTCATCACCGTTCGGGCCGGCCAGCGTGCCGGGCTTCAGCGCCTCGAGGAGCATTGCACAGCTGCTCGAGAAGCACATCCGGTGGGCGTGCGCCGTGCCGGAGTCGCGCTGGCTGTAGTAGGGCACCCGGAGCGGGTTGGTCGGCGGCGATGGTTTGGGGTCCACCGCCGCCTTCCAGATACTGCCGAGTTCACCGGTGGGCTCGAGCGAACCAGGCGGCAACTTTTCTTCGACCGCGTTCCAGAACGCGATGTGGTGCGAGAGCGACAGATCGCTGTGCTTTACGTGGTCGAGGAGTTTGGCCATCCTTTCAGGGGCGACGCTTCGGGAAGGCGAGGCGCAGCATCTGCATGACGAGCTGCAGCCAGCTGTTGGACTTCAGGGGACTGATCGCGATGATCTCGGAGCCTGCAGCGACGATGATCGCGATGATCGCAACGGTAGTCGGGTCCATCTCTGGGGTCATGTGGCGCTCCTAAGGCTAGCCCTACTTTGAAATGACAGCAGCGGTCGGCTTGATGTCGAGCTGGAAGTGCTGGCCGAGGAATGACGCAAGCGGTGGCAACACGAGACTGGCGATCACTGCCACCAGCACCACCTGCGCCATGCGTATCTCAAGCCGGTTCAAGCGGGTGAAGATGTCCTTCTTCTCCTCGTCGTCTGCCGTTCGACTGAGGATGATGGCATCCATTTTGCCTTGGAGGATGCCGAGTTCCCGATAGATCTCAGCGTGTGAAACCTCGCGCTCCATCGGGGCTCCTGGCCAATCTCATCATCCTAGTGATCGACCCTTGGTGGGTCTCCAAGAGGATCTGGCCTACCGGCAAGGATGGCAAGAGCACGCTTGTAGTACCAGTTGTCGGTTTTACCCGCTGCTTCGAGAGCGTCCCTGACTTTGCGCCAGTTTTCCCGCTCATGCTGGGTCATGGTCTGCCGCGACTAAGGTAGGGGTGCCCCAGCGGGTTGCCGCCCCTGGAGCGCGACCACCTGTAAGTCCCAGGCGATGCCAAATTTTAGGCCGCTGCCGCCGATCTGTCGGCTGCGCGAAATTTTTCAAATCGATGCGAGCTGCCCAAGCGGCCTGCGGAATCTCAAGACCCGTGGGCGATTAAGGGCAGGACTGCCAGCTGGCAACAAGAGTACGTTTTACTGGGTCGTTGGAATTGACGGCGATTACTTCAATGTCCAGCGCATCGTTTACGCAATTCACTATGGCACCGATCCGGGCGATAGTCTCGTGGATCACATCAATAGAGACAGGTTTGATAATCGCGCAAGCAACCTTCGCCTAGTTGACCACGCTTTAAATGCAGTAAACTGCGGTGTCTACGCGCACAATACGACTGGAGTCAGGGGCGTGAGCTACAACAAGCGCGACAGGGTGTACTACGCTCAAATTAAGCTCAATCAAAAGGTTAGACACCTAGGCAGCTTTGCGACTGTCGAAGAGGCGGCAAAAGCAAGAAAGGCTGCCGAGCTTCAGTACTTCGGGGAGAACTGCTAGCCGCGCCCCTGCCCCACGCGAGGCTTTTTCCCCCGCCGCCTCGGGCGAGAGTGCTGGCCATGTCCAGCCCGAGTAGTTTTCGGCGGACCGGGCTTGTGCTCGACGCGAGCAGTGCCGACCTTGGACTTAACCGCCATCAGGCTTCCGGCCAGGTGCCGTAGTCAATTCCTGCAATGTACTCAGCCAGCTCATCGGTGTCGATGGTGGCCTTGATTGCAGTGACCTTCTCCTCACAGGCGGCTCGGATGGCCTGCCGCCAAGTCTTCGTCGCCGCCGGCACATCGGTGCCATTGTCAGCTTCGCGGATCACCATCCAATCGGTCGGCGCCAGCAGTGTGCCAGCGGTGGTTCGCGTACCAGCAACCCATTTGGCGATGAGCTGCTCGTGATCCTTGGGCAGCTTGGGGCCCCAGTAGAAGCGCTGGTCGTAGGGCTCAGGAT